TTCAGTCCATGAAGTGAAGGTTGAACTCGTTGTTGGAGATGCTACTCTCTGAGTGTATAGCTTTAGCGACGCTGCGCCTGTTTCGCATCTTACTCTAACAAGACTACCATCAGCGGGCATGGTGCAACCATGATATGAAATATTTGTGCTATCACTATATGCAGATACCCAGTACAGTTTGTCAAATTGATTGTACGCAAAAGCAACTCTAGGTGAAAATCCCTGCAAGTCCACTCTGACAGAAGGAACATTGATATCCTTCTTTTGCCCCTCTAACAATTCTGGTAAAAGTATTCTCACTATCCATACCTTTCAGTGTGCCTAAGTGGGCGTATTTTCTGTAATTCCTTGCGGTATAGTGATAGCCGATTATTTGCCATCATGAGCATTTTTTCACTAACAGTAGCACCACCTATATTGTTTGTTGTAGCCGATTCTATTGCATATCCCATAAGCGCATAACATATAGCACCTTCACAGACAATATCTTCATAGTTAGCTGAAAATGTGCGTGTAGTCTCCGTATATGTGTGTTTGCCTTCATACCATATCCTCACGGGCACACGCTCATAAACAATGTAATCCTCGTCCCCATCAGGGAATATATCCTCGGCAAGAGTGAGATCGCCAGCGTCATTATATGTTGTCGCATACGATTCAAGGCTGTCAGTTGTATTTACGACATGAGCATACGCCATTAAAGCCGTAAATTGAGCGTTAGTATCATCCTGTAGATGAGTTGTTACATCACCATCGGCAGTACCTGTAACATCTTGGTCGCCACTCGGCGGAGGGTCTATCTCGATATAATTATATGGCAACAATCTCCAATTCTTAAAATCAATAGGAACAGGATGCTCGCCAGTAGCGCCATACAAATCAACCGCTAAAATGCGATAATAACTTAATGATGACACACTAACCAGCCCACTATTCCCCTGTGTATACGTTGTCGTTGATGTAATATTCGGTATAATCCTCGACAGATCGCCAACAGCCATACCGATATATTCAGTAAGCTGTGCATCGCTCCACTGGTCGGCAGTACTCTCCATTAAGTGTATTCGTATTCGTGCGATTAAATCTGTAATATAGGTTGTTGCCATTTATCACCTACTTTTTCTTTTTCTTAGCGGTTTCGGATTGTCTGATATATATAATTCAGGCTCCGCTGTCGTAACCTCACTAACCTCATCTTCAACTACATTGGCTTTCATTAATGACCGCCTAAACTGTAGTTCATCCAATCGTTCCCGTTCCTTCCGTTCTTCTTCGATTGCGGCATATTCGTCCTTGTGACGTTTCTGCATGTGACGTTTTACCATGAATGGTGATGTGAGGTTTGATTTTCTGCATACAGGTAGCCCTAACTCGTTATAGTGTTCACGATTAGGATCATCTTCGTGCAACCAGCATTTAAGTGTGCCTCGCTTCGGCTCAATCTTCGGTTTAATCGTTGTGAATACTCGGCTGCCGTCCGATCGCTTTTTCTCCAATTGTTTTTGAAGCATGTTGCGATTGACAACGCTTCTTTCCCCTGTGCGATTGTCCCATACATAAACATATCCCGCACTCTTTAATTCAGATAATATCATCGGTGCAGGTTGATCTTCGCTGCCTTCAAATATGACATTATCCATTGTGCCAGGCTCTTTAGCCTTCTGAGCTTTGCTTAATAGCTCCTCGATTAAATGTTCGTTGTTTTCCATTTTTCTGTCCTCCATTGCTTTCGCAAGTTCCCGTTAGATTTTTATTTTATTCACTTTAGCCAGTTCTCGCTTGTCAAATGCAGCCTTAGCCCTTATATCGTTAGCCATAGACTGTAACTCGGATACGGTATGTAATATTTCAAACCTACCGTCTGGATTTCTTATACCGCCAGGTATCCGTATCTGGTCTTTTTTGAAGTTCTTAGACAAACCCATATCGATTCGATGTTCCGCCATTGTATCATCACGAAGTACAACAAGAATCTGATACCTGCGTCTTGATTTCTGATCGGGTGCTTTGAAGTTTAACTCATAAAGCCCCATACACGGCTCGTTTGGTAACACATAATTCGTTCCCCGATAAATCGCCATTATTCTCCTATTAAGTTACTGGCGGAACCGAAGCCCCGCCAGTATAACTTCTTTAGATGTCAGCCGTATAGTATTCCAACCATTCGATCTGCGCAAAACCTGATGTTCCTACCGTGCCGCCCCAATACACTATCAATGATGCAGGCCCTACAATTAACGGCACTGCTTCTGGAGCATAAAGTAAATCAAGTTTACCCCATAGAGCATTAGCTGGTGTGCCATTCATGTCACCAGTCACTACCGCACGTGCCAGTTCCACGCTCAGTGTTGGGTTTGTGCAGTTGCCAGTAAATGCACTATAGCATGTACATCTTGAAGTTACCGAACTCCCATCATGCATCTTTAACGCAGTTTCAGTTGTAGAAGTACCAGCGTCAATAGCCGCTGCCTGATCCCATGCAATGAGGATTTCAGATTCATCAGCATCAGTCGCCAGTAAAGGTGTTTGACATTGAACATGAACCCGAATAGGTATAATCGTTGTCCCTGTAGGAACTGATATACCTGCCTCTGGCTGATCTTGGTCAAGTACCGTACCATTTCCACCGCCAACAATAGGTGTAGAAAACGCACCAACATCAACATGAAACCCTCGTCCTTCAAGTATTGCAATTTGTTTCCAGTTAGGAACTACTATTCTGTTTTTTAATGCCATTATAATCTCCTATTCCGCCGCCGCCGCCTCGTCCATTCGACTTATTTATGCCGTTAGTTAAAGTCCAACGGCTAATGACTATGACTTAGATGTTTTCGCTCGGCTCCTCTACCCACATTGCGGTGATAAAGCCAGTACCAGCCTGTGATGCGGCATATACGCACAACGCAGAACCAGTACCAGAGCTACCAGCAATTATAGGGGCAGGACTTGTCAATGCTGACCATGTATGCACTAGAGCGATTCTATCATTCTCACCGCTTGCTACAGTGTCAGTCAATGGCCTTTGGAATTTCCAGAACTCCAAATACGAGCCAGCGTTCGGATCAGTGCAACCAGCAGCGTCAACGGCCGCAGTTGCCACACATCCACTTGCTTTTCCCCCTATTCTCATGTTCTTAATGGTAGCTGCTGTCCCAGTAACAGAACTATCACCCGTGCTTGATGCAAGACCGATAATTTCTATTGTGGCCTCAATACCAACGGCCTCAAAGATAACCTCCAGATATACAGGGATTATCGTTGTGCCATAAGGTATATGAATGTGCAGATCAGGAGCATCAGCATCGTAAGCACCCGCAAAAGTGATTACTGTTGAGCCTGCGCCACCGTTCACGCCGAATAGTTTACCTTCCAGTGCTTTAGCCGAAATCCAGGACTGCGTAATTAATGCACCGTCACGTCCAGCCCATAAAGAGCCAGTCATGCCGCTAACATCAACTTGAGGGGTTGTAGCCTTTCGTACAGCTATTTCGATATTTTTTAATGTTCCTAGTTGTATATCACTCATCATTTACCCCCTTATACCGTCCAGTCTCGTCCGCCCTCAGCATAGAAGTAATCAACTTCTAATACTGAAGCAGCAGCAGACCTGTTCTCGATTATTAGACACGCGTGCTGAACATCAGCCACAGTACAAGCATCGGCAATCTCTTTGATAACTCTACCATTGAGAAGTACCCTTGCTGTAGCATCCGCACCGATTTCAACCCTTACAACGTCCCACTCGTCATTGACTGCGGCTTCGTATGCGCGTGTGCCATTGGCATCTGCATTTGATTTAGCAGCAGCAGCATCGCCGAATACAGCCCGCCAATCATCAGTTGTGCCTGTGCCATCGGAATCAAACTGAATACCGATTATGCTGCCAGTACCATTATAGGTCATGGTTGCTGTTGCAAACTCAGCAGGCATTACCGGGGTAGTCGCATCCAATGTTTCACTGAATCCACAATACACGGCTCCTGTCGTTATGTCGGCCATCTTAAATCTGGCTTCCATAGCACATCCGCCATCAGCAGGCTTAAACGGGCCAGCATACACGGCGCAGTTGTCATTGTCTGCTGTATCAGTCGTTATTGCTAAAATTCCACCAGGTTCATCGACTGTTGGCGCAAATGAACCCTCATTTACGGTTACATAGCCAACGTTACCTACCGAAGCTGCAACTGTAGTCATCGCAGCTACTTCTGGTGCTCCGAGAAAATCCTCGAACACCCTTAATCTTCCAAAAGAACCAACTCCTACTGTCATATTTTTCTCCTTTCCGCCGTACTCTATTTTTTATACGCTAACGGAATAATTTTATTTTACAAGTTTAGTATATTCGCTTTCCCACTTACGAAGTGGGCGCTGTAGCATCGGTGTATATCTCATACAACCAATTACCACTTGATCTCTCACCATAAGCATATTCGTCATAGTGATAAATCGAGTTTCCGCCGCCGCCGACCTCAGGCCGTCTCTTGATTTCCATTCGCGGAGCACGCCCCTGAGCAAGAACAATTCCCATCTTCGAGAATACGCCGCCCTTTGCATCGTCAGATGAATCAATAGCTATATTGCCATCCTCAAATATAAAGGCATTGCCAATCTTGCCACTGAAATTGTCTGAAAACACCCGCGCCGTTATTCCTTCGGGGACAGGATATGATCCTATCGGGCCAACGATCTCATCCTCAAGGTCTTTGATTTGATAGCCGTGCAGCACACAATGAATTGGTAAAGGCCCGTTCTCAGTAGCATTTGACGTTATACGCCTTGATGCAGCCCTGATAACACCGCTTGATAGTGTAGTGCCTGCACCGCCGAGTGACGTTGTTGCGCCATCACACGCTGTCAATCCATCCTCGTCCTTTTTGCGCTCAATAGCGTGCTGTGCTAGGCTACCCATTTGCTGTAAAGCATTAGGGGAAAGCCGAGCATAAACCCTATCGGAAATGAATGTCTCAATACCGATTACAGTCGGGGTAATCGTTAGCAATGCATCACTCAGTTGCTGCGGATTATCCAGTTCCGTAGTTTCGGTAATTGCCTGTGCCGTTAATTGTGCAAAGGAAACCTCGTTCCATGATAATCCAATACCTTCACCGAGATATTGAACATCAACGAGCTTTTGCATAACACCTTCATCTTCACGAACGATACGTGCAGATGATATGACTGTCGGCAAACTGTCAGTTAATGCATCAGTAGTTGTATACCCAGTTGTCATAAATTATTAACCTCCCATTTTCTTACGCCCTAAAATCTCCTTTGCCCTCTTGTGGTCATTATTTTTACCTCTTGAGTAGTCCAGTAAGAACGCCTCATCACCCTGAATAACGGCCTGTTTGGGCATATTCACTGGCGGTAATTTCTCACCTGCCTTCGGTACATCGCCTAGAGCGATAGCTTTGTACATTTCATCCTCAGTATCGCATTTCAAAAGCTCATCAAGCGAAAATCCATGCTTCTCAGCTAGACTCTCTGCTATTCCCTTCAAGGATTCTTTTGCTTCCTTCTTTCTGTAACGCTCTAACTCTGATTCAATCGAGACTTTATCAGACTTCGCTTTCACTAATTCGATTCTTGCATTGCGTAAACTCTCTGCAACAACCTTCTGGTCATCGGTCTGATACGGAACATCTATCTCCGCTTTCAACGCATCCACAATGGACTGTAATTCAGTAACCTTTTGGGCTTGCGCTTTCCACTTTTTGATTTCCGTGTCTTTTGCGGACTGAATCTTGTTTACTTCATCTTGAGTGAACGTCCTCGCTTTTGCTGTCTCACTGTACTTAGTTTCATTTCCTTCCGACTTAGCTTTGCTTTCGTCCGACTTAGTTTCCTGTGCCGTCTGATTGCTCGGCTGTGCCAGTTGGTCTTGTACCTGCGCACTTCCTGACATTGCGACTTACCTCCTAATTAAACTTAATTATTATTTACCTCACATTAAATTTAATTGCAATTTATTTAATTATATCACAATATGTAGTGTTCTGTAAATTAACTACCACAATATATAGTGTTTCTATAATTTTGGTATCTGGTCATACTAGGTTATTCTTGATATTCTGGTTCTATTCTCTCTTTCGAATATAGCCATACGTTGCTTTAATAATTCAATGTATGGTTCGGTTTTGCCTGAACTGTTAAGTTCACTTGTCAGACTTGATGCTTGCGCTATAGCCGAGTACAAATCGTTGATTATCTGTTCCTTTTGCTCTTCAGTTTTTGCCAATGAAGCAGCATCTTCAAGTGCATATATTCTATTCGTAACATCAAACCACTTATCGGTCATAGTTACAGCATACTCGCTCCGCTCAACACCTTTGCCTGTGGTTGATTTTAACTCATTGAGTCTATCGTACATATACTGCGGGGCCCCAGATTCTTTGCGGTCTAGTGGAAGCGGTACGCCTTTATTCATGCCAAGATCAATGATTTTACCCATAGCTAAATCATAAGCCTCTAAGGTTTGCACAGATGATATATACCCGTGTACATACAAGTTTGCTTCTATCTTAGGATTCTCGAACAGGAAGTCCATTTTGCCTTCTCGGTCTTTATCTTGTACGTAATCCCAATAACCCTTCCCAGTAACCTTATCACGAGTCATGCTCACAACATCCATATCAACCTTATATGATATGTAAGCATCATTGAACCCCTTGTCTTTTAATGCAAGCCCCCTTGAATGTTCGTATGATTCCATGCCATACTTTGATATATAATCTGACTGTACCTCGTCATACATCTTAAAGAAAGCAATGTTTCTGTCATCTTCTGACATGCTGTCAAGTTTTGCCTGAAATGCATCATCATACAACCGTTCGTTGTAAAGCACCTCATCTTTATATACGACATACTCGCGCACCTCTTTGCTCATAGCATCAAGATTGCGGTCATACTTTTGTATATCCTTATAGACGTTCGGATACTTAATATATAAATCCTTCATAGTATCTGAGTATTCTTTCTCGGCAGCATTTCTACGTTCCCCAAGTTCGCCGAATCCCATTTCCCCATCATGGTACATATCATATATGGTATTTAGTTCATCCGTGCGCTTATCGCTTGCTCGATTCCTGTATGGAGCAAACTCTATCATTTCGAGTTTTCCTCGCTCACGATAACTTGCGCCCTTCTTGTCTCTATCCTCTTCGTTTGCCCTGGCAAGTTCCTGATATTCAGGTGTGCTCATGATATTAATAGCGTCTTCTGCATAATTAGCCTGCAATTCACGCCACGTCAATCCATGCCTGTTTTGTGATTCTCTCTCCAGATAATCATGTGTTCTGAGATAGTTTTGGTCTGGCATGGTTGAAAGTCCAGCTAACTCAAAACCAGCGCCAATTAATCTATCCTTCATTGAGTAATCAGGCATATCTGTAAAGAACGCTTGAACAAAGAATGGAAGGTTTTGCATTACAAGTTCATTACCAGCCATCTTACCCCAGTCAACACCGAATAAACCATCAAGAGAGCCGTACCCTTCTTGTAGAAAATTCTTTCCAGCTGCAATATTTGTAGCCATACCAGCCATGCGTGATAGTTTGCCTTGTCCGAATCTGGCCAACCTGTAAAGAATCCTTTCAGGTTGCTTGTTTGCTATTTCAGATGCCATGCGTCCCATCAGGACAGTCATACCACGAGCAAAGCCAGCTTCACCAATCCACGTATCTTCTAATTTGAATTTGCGATATCGCGTATCTGTCGGGTCAAGTATCGGTTCTTGCCCTAATACCTCGCAGATACCCATGTATGCCATATCATGAGCGGCATGGTTGAGAGCTATCGCCCGTAAAGCATGGCCACCCCTTAATCCACCACTTACCGCATCTGTCATGAGCGATATCTGTGATCGATAATATCTTGGGGCAAAGAACATAAGCGTTTCAACCATTGACTGATTTGCTTTAATTCCCATCTTTGATGCATGCACAGAACCAAGTAATTTGTCAATATAGTTGCCAGTATCCATCGCTTGCTTTGCTGTCATGTTGGGTCTGTACATTCCCTTCCACAATTCAAGCCGTGTTGTATCAAGGAAGCTAGTAAATGCGCGTTCGAATGGCTTGACGGTAGCTCCTACAATTGGAATCTTCTTTATTAGTCCAGCGCCTTCCATGAACTCAGAACTGTCAAATATCATATACCCTTTACGTACAGCATCTATAGCATATTGTTTATTCTGGTTAAGGTATCCAGCCATCCACGTATCATTGTGGAACACACCACCCTTATTCCACGTTGCCCGCCACATGTTTACCCAACCTTTAGCCCACATTTCAGGATGTGCGCCAAGTACAGGCAAGCCATGAATCATAGGTGCGCCAAAGTCATATGCCGTAATTGCAGTACGCATTAATTGTTGTACTGCTGACAACCCCTCTAGCGCTGTGCCAGTAATGCCCTTAGAATCCCAACCAGTACGATACGGGGCAAGCGCATCTGCTATTTCTTTTGCTGACTCTGCCCTAAACTCTAAACCTTCAGTGCCCTTTATGCCACTAATACCTTTCTTAATACCACTTGACTCCTTGTTTGCAGATGCTATTGATTTAGCATAAGTCTTTTGCCTAAGATTAATCTTGTGGAGTGTCTGCTCAACAGGCTCTTTGTCCCGAATAGATTTTGCTACATTGCGCGATAATCTCTGTAATCCTGTTACATCTTGAACTGTGCCAGTTAGTCGCACTTCATCAGCAAACATACTTAATTGATCACTTGCTTTTGAAAGTGCCGATACCCTTGATTGCAATTCAGAGAATCTCGCAGCACCTATATCGGTTCCCATGCTTTTAATATAGTTGACAAACTCACTACGTGCCAGTATGTCATAGGTATCATTAATAACCTTGTGCCCTATAGCACGATAGTCCCACTGGTATTTAACACCTTGTGCCAATCCAACAGCTACGTCTTTAATCTCTCTCGTCTTCTGCATGTCGGCAGGTTTAACGCCTCTTGTTGCATGATGGAAATAATGTTGGCCAGGGTCTAGTTCTAATTGCTTAAAGTCAATACCTTTCCGTTCGAGTAATCTAAGTTTCTTATCATTAATTTCATTCCATATCCTCCAATCCTTACTGGAACGGATACTCTTTCCCTTCAATGCGCCCTTTGTAAATATATATTCGTCAGGATTTTCGAATACCCTGATTATATGGTTAGCATAAACTTCATATTGAGCATCGAGTTTTCCACCGATATGCTCAACATTTTTAACCATACCCTGTTTAGCGCCGCTCATAATAACTTCAAAGTCGCGTGGAATGATATTCCAGCCAGACAATTCAATCGCTGTTAACGATTTACCCTCAGCCTTCATCATACCAAGCATGAAAGCACCGCGCCTCACTTGCGTTAATGACGATTTGCCAGCTGGCATTACAGCCTGTACCAGCCATTCTGTAGCTTCAGAGCTAGATAGTCTCTCCCCAATACGCCTCATCGAATCATCGGTAAAAACAGTTCCCTCTTTCTCTGCCATAGTGACAAATTCAGCTAATTCAGATTCGTTTCTGCGAGTGACATACAACATGTTATCAACAAGTTTATTGACTTCTTGCTCTGACTTCCCCAACATGTAGGTATATCCACGCTTCATTTCATCGTGTATGTTCTGTCTGAGTTCCATTAACTTTTCAACATCATCAGCTTTAACACCACCCCTTTTACCAGCGACAACATTATCTTTTAATACTCTCCATTCTTTCTGTAAACTCCTTACCTTTTCAAGAGACTCATATGCCATCTTCTCATTGGACTGAATGTAACGTATCTGCTTTGCCATATTGATCTTTGCTAATCGTAAATTACGCAATGCGGCACTATACTCTGCGGCAGGTTTGACAAATGGAGAACCTTGGGATAGTTTGGCCCCAGCAGCAATCTCGGCAAATGTTGATTCTGATGTTACAGCCCGAAGCCCTGCCTCGGCAGACTTGAACCGTGATGTAGCCTGTGCCACCTTCACTGCTTGTATAGATTCGGATACTGGCACAAGGAACAATGGCAACGATAATACTATCTCGGTCATTATACGATCACCAATCGGAATCTTCTCCTCATATAGTTTGATCATATCACTGATAGAGGTATCTTTCCTGAACTGTGATGTTATTTCATTTAGCCTATTAGCCTTTTCAAGGAAACTACTGTCGAGAAATGGAACAGCTGGCGTTGAACCAGTATCCATGTACATTTCCTGCAATGCAGGACTGCCAGAAGCTATAAGCGCAGTCGAAACTTCATCGTATAGATCAGGCGCAACGATTCTGCCAGCAGACATTTCGGCACTAGCCGCTCTGAATGGCCACGCTGCGGCTTCAAGTGCAGCATATCCGAGTATAATTGCAGGGTTATACCTGTTAATCTGTTCTGCGATATCGTTAACATTACTTACATTTGTTAATAGATTACCCCAGAACGATTCGCTTGAATAATCCTTCCACGTTTCCTTTTCACCAAAATACTTATTGTACGTATCTTTGTCTATAGGTTCAGTAGAATCTTTGTATTTATAGTCAAGAGACACACCCTTTTCATTGAGAGCGTTATAAAGATCACCCCACGAAGAAGCTACATCTTCCCACTTGTAACCCATGTCTCTGGCAAAATCTATGAGATCATATTTTAATACAGGGTCCTCCATTCTTTTGGCAAGATTATATCCTCTACGTTCACGTGCCAAGTCCCTATTCAGCAACGCAAGCGCCTCTCTGTCTGTCATTCTCATGCCATTGCCAAACAGTACCCCGTTAGCATCGATCTCCCACTTGTCTGAATTACGCATGTAGTCGTTGTATAAATCATTGTGGGTCATTCCCTGTCTGCCAACAAACAGACCATTATCAAGCCTTACATCGTCAGCACTGTACCTTGTTGATGAATATCCTTTACCTAATTTGACAAATGTTCTTTCTTGTGGGTCATACATCCACTTGCCTGAACGGTCTGTTTCAGGATAGTCAAATACAGGCGTTCGCATCTCCTGATAGAATCCCTGTTCAATAGAACCATCCATTTTATCGTATGCTTCTTTATCTATTTCCTTGCCAGTATTGGGATTCACATAGACATATGTGTATTTAACGTTTCCGTCTGGGTAATGAGCCAACTTTGTCTGGCCACGCCCTCTCGTATCAACGAAATCCATGATAAACCTACCATTACGCTGAACGGTAAGCTCATCCAGTTTATATCCCTCGCCTTTTGCAGCTTCGAAGAATCTCCGGAATGTTTGACTTTTGGTCATTAAGTCTTTGACAAATTGATTCTCATATCCATCTTTGCCAATACCATCAAATATGTTTTGCGAATAAAAATCCCTGAACGTATTCCAGTCTCGCTCGTCCATAGCGATACCCTGCGCCAACTTCTCTTCAAATGTAGCCCGTACATTCTGCTGCACCTTGTCTCGGAGTTGCTCCATAGCGTAGACGTTGTTTGCTGGCTCAAATATGTTATCAATGTCTTGATTAGACATACCATTGCCACGCATAACAGCTTCAAGTTCTCTACTTCGTCCCCACTGTTGCGCTTTTTCTATGAAGAAAGTCGGATTTTCTTTAGCCCACTGGTTAAATTGCGCTACCTCATCAGGTTGCAGGTCAGGTATAGGCAGAGGCATACCTTCTTCAGGTGCCACTATCTGAGAGGCATCACCACCAAGCCCGCCAAACGGGTCAAATTCGTAATATTCTTCGCCAGTTACGTTAGGCAAGTGGATTCTCCCTTATTATTCGCTCCAAATCTGCCTTCTTTTTAGTTGCATTTTTATCAAACCAGTTCATAACACGCTGCGGTGGCACTATCGGATTAACAATATTTTCGCCAGTTACGAACGGGTCGTTTTCCAGCATCCGATTAACTGAATCCAGCAACCATTTTGAATTTTTCTTTACCATTACATCCTCCTTTGATTGCCTGATACGCTTTGCATTTCAACTTCAGCTTCCTCATTCACCATAGCTGCATCGTCACTTCTCATTTGCTGTTCTATTGCCTGTGATTTAGAAAGATCATACGATGGTTTTGGTTGTTGAGCAGCAGTTTGCTTGCCCCTTACTTCATTTATCGGAACAATCTTTTTGCCCCGCATCTCCATGCCTATTTCACGCAGCAGTATCGTTGCGGCAGCAATATCGTACTCATCACCAACCTCAATCAACGCCCTTGCTTCGTATAGATTTTCAAGCATTGGCGTTCGTGCGATTGCCTTTTCTTTCAACCCCTGATACTCGACATCCCTGTAATTATCAACCTTGAGTATATTTTCCATGACATATTTTTCAGGCATACCAATCGCTCTTGCATTGGCAGCCAGTGTCATACTAGCCATTGATTCCTCTGGCTTCTCAGTGTAATGCTCCACCTTGATTACAAACTTCTTATCGATAAAGTCCTTTGGGTCAAACAGCAATTCCTCTCCAATGCCATCGTCCAGGTCTTGATAGTACCCACCATTAATGAATTGCTTTATTAAATTATATCCAAGGATAGTAAACAGCATATTCTTGGCTCTTACTCTCGGAACAAAGATTCTGTCCTTCGCCTTGTCTAGTTGTTTTAATACCAAAGCAGAAAGCCCGTGTAATCCTAACTCTCCCATTGAAACATTAGACACAGTACCCCTTTGCAGTTGCTGCAAAATATGCCCAATAAATGCCTGATATGCTGCATTAAAATCAGCTATTGGGAATAAGTCTAAACTCTCGTCTGTACCAATCTTTGATACAGCATCAGACAATGTTGGTGGTTGCTCTAATTCGTCATATCTATCAGACTTAAATACCACTGGCCTGAAAGTTGAACGTACATTAGCAGTTGCAAATGCGCTCATGTGCCGATTGAGTAATGCGTACAAATCTCTAGCACCAGCAAAGATGGATTCATACATGTGTTCAAGTGTATTAGTTTGATATACAAATCTTGGTGAAGTCGATACTGGTACAACAATAAACGGATTGCACATCAACTTATGTTTAACAGTTAATATTTTCTTATCATTAACAGCAACAACATGCTCGTCTTTCGTCCAGATATCTTTGACTTTTGCTGCTTCATCAGTGATTATATGGTCGTAATCACGCTCGATAATATCCTTTGTTAATTCAACACGTGTGCCGCCATAAAGACAGCCTTGCCGTCCTGTTTCCCAAACTATAGTACGCCCGTCTACAGGTTGAATATCGAAGTCCCATAATTTACCGTTGGTTTTCAGAATAGCGATTAAAGCAGGTGTGCCGCGTAGACAAGAGTTCCAGTCAATCGAGTAATCTAAACCAGCTTCACCTTGAATCGCCAGCTTTTCTTCAGCCCTTGCTACGGCATATTTAATAAAATTCTCGGCTTTGTTGTTATCATCAATATTCGCGTTAGATATAATATATTTTCGGTCAGTAGCAGCCAGTATTGATATAACGAAGTCTGCAAAAACTCTTGGGTCATTCGTTGTGACATTCTCTGCGTCTTTTGGTTTAGTCTTTCCGTCTGCCTTTGTAAATGTGTATTTACTGAGCAGCCATAAAGCCATGTCTTTGTCCATTCTGTCATATAATGGCTGTAATTCCTGTGCACGTTCGTCAAATCGTTTAATTAAATCCATTAGTATACCCTCACTAATTGTCGTTTTGGTCTATTTGTTGAATATCCATACCGATTTACAATATAATATGCCAATGCTTTTGTAATGTGATTGTTTGCATCTATCGGTTTATGCGTATTAGGGTCGCGTAACCACATGCCTCCACCATTGACTGGTGAAGGCCCGCCGCCGCACTCGGCTATAAAACCGTGACATGTATGATTAATAAGTATCTTTGGTTTGCCTGTCAGTGGATTTACCTTCAGCCATGTCCGTAGTGTATTTATACCGTCTTCCTCTCCAACCTTTCGAGAATCTAACTGAATATCACCATCATCCCGCCATACCTCGATTGCCGATCTTGACGCTGGATGTGCCCTTCCTGCAACATCTATTACACCACGCTGGACAGATCGTCCCCATGGCGACTGATGTACCATCAACACCATGTCCTCAGATGTATAGTTAGGCAGATATATCTCGTCAATAAGAATAAGTTGGCCTTCTTTGTACTGTAGTGCGCCGACTGCATATGCACCAGGCGCTCGATACCCAGGGTCTACACAAACCTCTACAGGTAAATTAGGGTCGAATGGATAGTTACCGACATGAATTTTATGTCTAAACTCAGGCAATACGATATTTGACGGAGTACAAGGTCTTCCGCCTAGCTTCTCATTAAATACATCAGAAGGCAAGTCTCGTTCTTGCTTCTTAATTTCAGGGTCTTTACGTCCTCCAGGATACACATGCAAATTTGACCATGATGGCAGCGAAAATGACCGCGCATCATCATCGTTTGGCACTTCCCACATCTTAAAATAATCATGATACCACGATGCAGCACCGCTAAATGTACCTGACATTGTTAATTTAGCTCGCTTTTCTGCAATTCTACCTCTTAACCACAAGTACACATCATACGGAAACTGCCCTGCTTCACACCCAAGAACAAAGTCTGGAGCAGCGCCGCCAAGTCCCTCTGGATCATCGGCTGATTTCGTTACAATCTTGCATCCATTGATCAATTCAATATCACATGCCCCATGCCTTGGCTTCGATATGCCATTCTTGGCGACTAAATTGAGTTTGCCTACATTATCTTCTATATACGAGAACTCGTAGTCTCGCATACGATCATACGTCATGCCAACCAGCCATATAAGACTACTGCTCACGGTATGCAATGTAGCCTCCAGTGCACCGATAAACGACTTACCACCACGCCAACCACCAGCGATTAACTTAGTTCTTGCATCCGAGTATAGTATCTCATTCTGTTCGGCTGATAACTCAATGTTAAGTTTTTTTAAGACTAAATCCCTATACGATTGCCAGCTTATACCAATACTCCTACAAGCGCACAGCGCTTAAAAAATTTTTGGTTGCAGGTGCGGGAGTCGAACCCACTTCTCCAGCATATGAAACTGGCACCTTACCACTTTGGCCTACCTGCGCCTATTTAACTCGTCATAATGTATTCTTAGATTAGTCAGAATATCTACGCTCGATAAGTTTTGCAATATCCTCCCATAAGTCATGGGAATTGTCATCGCGCTCCATCGGGATACCAGCATCGTAGTCGTTCATATTCTGCGCGGGCACAAACCGCCTGACCCAATTTCCGTTCGGCCTGAGCAATCTATCATCCCTACAGCACGGACACCACCATTTGTCGCCTTCCAGATAATCGTCCATACCTGATCCCCCTTTTGTTATTTTCAAAAATTTTTGGCATCAAATTTCTTTTGCGAAGAATCCTTACACAACCACTTTTATAAAGCCCCTCTGCCTAATTCTGTTGCCATTTTAAACCAACCGAATGCTTTTTCTAAACCCAAAAATCTACGTACAAGGTAGTAATATATAAAATAACCGTATTTTAGCACCCCCCATACCCCGTAGCGGTAGCTTCCACTTCGCAAAAGTGCAGGTTTACGAACCAATTTACGATCAATTAGCCAGCTCATTAACATATTCATCCCCAGGCTGACCAGGCTGACCTATTAACACTGTAGGTTTATCCTCAATCGCTGGACGTTTAAGCTCGGCTACCAGGTCAGTCAGTGCTTTGATCTGTGAGCTTACATCTTGGACCGTGGGCCGCTGTGTGTAATCGTGGTATCTACGGTCCAAGAGCGTAGCAATACCCTCCCATGATTTACGATCTGTTGCGAATCGCTGCCAATCTACCAGGGACGACTGAATGTGATCGGCTTCTGCTCTTTTTATCGATGCCGCTAGACGTAGATAAACCCTTATACTCTCATAGTCATCACTATCAATGGGGAGCACGTCATTATATATATATACTGTTTGATTACCGGTGTCTATGTCTATATTATATCCGTCATTGATCAGCATTGTGGCGATCGTGTCCCATTCGTGTGCCGTTCGGCCGTTAATTCCGATAGCTTCCAATGCGCGCGATGGACGCAATCCTATTGCTATACCTCTACAAATCTCATCTATTATATGATCGTTTAGTTTTCGTGGCGGGGGAATGTGATTATAAACCTTGCCCATCATATATATATACTACATGTTGTGGCATGTGTTTGTCAATATACTATATATTGTGGTTTGCTATGATTACGATTGTCTAAAAATAATTGCAAATATTCTACCGTTATGTCTACTAACCCATTGACATAGATACAATTGTATTATAATATTA